TTCGCTGTGGGTGTAGGTAACATTCCGTTCATAGCCAATGCTGTTAATGCTGTTCCCATCTGACTGTTCGGATTGTATTTCTTGCTGTATTTGTCCGTCTCCCTTGCATTCGGAGTTGGTAACAAGCTCAGATTGATAAATTCCGTTTTCCCCTGCGAATTGCACACCTTCAGACCCTGCGTCTGCACGGTAGGCAATAAAGAAGATCCTGTCCCTTCTGTGTGGCGCACCGACGGCGCAAGCAGGAATAACAATCGGCTGGACGGAATATCCTTCTTGCTCAAGATCTCGACAGACGGTTTCGACAACGTATTCTTGTTCGAGTATCGTTTCCTTGTCAGTCTCTTCAAATAAAGCGGCTTGATGTTCCATTTCAGTTTCACAACCGGGTTGTACCATGCTGATGATTCCACCAACGTTTTCACCAATAATCCAAGAGGGTCGTATCTCTCGTATTGCGCGAAGCATTTCCGGCCAGAGGTAGCGGTCATCTTCCTGTCCTTTTCGCTGTCCGGCAACGCTGAATGGCTGGCAGGGAAATCCTCCTGTGAGAACATCGATCTTTCCACGCCAAGGCGTGAAGTCTGTTTCTTTAATGTTTCCATATCCTTTTGATTTAGGGAACCAATAGCTTAATACTGTCCGGGGAAAGTCGTCGATTTCACACCAAAAGGCGTTATCCCAACCCATCCACTCAGCGGCAAGATCAGCAGCTCCGAAACCGGAGAATAGAGAGGCATGTACTTTTCCCATTTGATTCAGTTCTTTTTAATGTTGTACCAATTCTAATTCAGATTCAAAAAACTCTTCGAAATACATTTTTCCAGTTGGATAATGAAGCATAACACAATAAAGATTCTCTTCACGTGTTCCATCTTTGGTTTTAACCAAAGCATTTTCCTCCACTACTTCAGCGATAACACCTACTTCTGACTTATGTCTTTCGTTAGTACACCAGACATGTTGTTTTATTTTGTACTTTGTTTCCATGATTCGTTATTTTTTAAATATTCGTTTTTTTCTTTTTTATAATACTTTTGTGCTGCTTTTTCCCTCTGATACTCAGAATACGAATAAAACCGACCATGACCGGACGAAAAATGTAAGTAGCAGACTTTCATTATTTTTTTTGCAATTCTAATATTCATGCTTTTTTAGTTGTTAGGTAATTTCATAAAACACATCCACATAGTTTTACCGCTTCGACCGGTTGTATGTCCGAATAAAGGCTGTCGGTCAATAGCTTTCAAAACTTCTTTAACGGTTACTTGGTCTTCATTCCATTTGAAAACAAGAACACCGTAATCATTGAGCACCCGAAAGCACTCGTTGAACCCCTGTTTCAGCAACCTTGGCCAATCTTCTGACAATTTGCCGTATTTCTTAGCTAGCCAACTATTCTCACCAACCTTAACCAGATGGGGCGGATCGAATACAACCAGCTTGAAACTCTTAGCAGGGAAAGGAAGATTGGTAAAATCCGCGATGAGATCAGGATGAACCTTCAGGTTCCTGCCATCGCAAAGAATGTGTTCTTCGTCCCTGATATCAGCGAACAATGTCAAAGGATTTTCTTTATCAAACCAAAACATCCGACTGCCACAACAAGCATCTAATATGATCTTTGTTTCATTCATTTTTTTTAAAATGATATAACGTTCCTCTCAAAATGTTTTTAAAATCGGTCATAAGACCCTTATAGCGTTTTTCCGAAGCGTCTAACCCTTGATAGTTTCTGAGGTATATGTCAAAGGCTTTAATGGCTTCCTGTTCGGCTTCGCTGTAGCCTGTGACATAGGCAGTCTCAATTTCGCCTTTGGTGTAGACTCCGCTCTGATTATTTATTCTTCCGGAGTATTGTTCTGATTTCTGATCTATTGTCATAATATTCCTTTCTTATTAGTTTTTCTTATCGTAATTATTAATCTCTGTATTCCTGATAAACATGCCATGAAATGGAACTCCTACGGCTATGATCAACAAGAAAGTTCCAAGCCAATGCCAGAAGTCTTGAAATATAAATTGTAATATTTCCAGCATGACTCATGCTTTTTTATTTTTTAATGTGTCTGTTATCATCCTATTTCCTCCTTAAACCGTTTGTAATCTTCCGGAAACTCCTCTTTCATAGTGTCCAGGATCTGGGAGGCAAGTATGTATTCTTCTTTTTTGATACATAGGTTGTATGTCATGATCAGATCCTTCAGACGGATTGGACTGAATTTTAAATCAATCAGTTTGAGCCGTTTATTTAATATTACCAGTTGCTTGTGCTGGTTGAACAGCTCGTGAAGTACGAGCATGGAAGCTCCCAGCGCGAAAGCGGATAGCGTCAGGGCTAAAATAATCAGGAATGTTTGCATATTGTTCGTTTTTATATTTATGGATTATTTTTTTGTAATCGCTGGTCATTACGTATGAGCAGCTTTTGTCTTCGGAGATGAAGAGGCAGCAGATCCGTACCTTGGCTTCGATGTCTACATCCGTCCAGGTTGCATCCAACGGATAGAACATCGACACGTCGAGGAAACGCAAATCGCGGTAGATCCGGTCGCGTACGGAATTGAACAGTTCTTCGCCCATCCGATCCTTTACGGAAAGGATGTCGGCGTATGAGTTCATCCGGTGGAGTGCGTAGGTTTCCATATCAGGTATTGTCTGCTATGTCCTGGTACTTTCTGAAATACACCTGTTCGCGGTCCGTGTAAAACTTCGTGCAAAGCAGGTCGCAAAGCCGGATCAGATCGTCGCAGTTGTCGTCGCGGTCTTTACCGTTGAACATGGCGGCAGAGAATTGTGAAAAGTCCTTGATAGCTTTAGACAATTCCTTGTACCGACGCTCCCATTCCTCCTTGCGTTCAAAACCTATATCTTTAAAGTAGGCGCAAAACATATCCAGCAAATAAAGGGAAGCGTCTGCGCAATTTATCGACATAGAAAGTGTCCGTCCCGCCCAACTTCGCAAGTTCTTGTCCATTTGGGCGGTTGTACTTTCCAACCGTTGAGCCTGCACTTCGAGCTCTACCTGTTCCTGGAGGTATTTGTTTCGGTTGAGCAATTCGGTAATCTTCACCCAATTGCCCTTAGCCCGATATCGGGCTATTTTCTTGTTGTTGTCCACTATCTCCTGATGGCAATAGTAGGCACTTATCGTTTCTTTTCTCATAGCTCAAATCCAGTTATAATGAAACAAGATGGCAGTCACGAAGGTTGCTACGGTCAGAAGGGAGTCTATGCAGGTAGCCCATGAACCCAACTGCTGGAACTTGGAAAGGCTCAACAGTATAACAAAGAAGAAGAACGGCCATTCTGCCAGGAAAAGCCCGGCAATGCATAAAACGAACTCTACAATGTCGACGATTGTTATCACACGCAGTTCCGGGCTGTAATCGAGATACAACCCTCGGTCTGCTTTATTCATTCGGCGCAATTTTCTGTATTCCGCCCAAATGTACCGGCAATGAGTAGCCTTACCCAATTCAAATACGGCTAAAAGACCGGTGATGATGTAGAATAGATGTGTCATATTTTTTCGTTTATAAAAAGATACGTACAAATACAGTCTATCATGAAGCTATAGAATTTATTCATTTCATATTCCGTGTAATCGTCTATCAACCATTTCCCGAACTCATCCTTAGGAGAGCGTCCTTCCCTGTTTGTGCCTTTTGCTAAAGGCAGGTGATAATAATCCGAGAACGAACAAACCCATATCCTCCTATCGTCTGATTCGCTTGTATTCCAAGGATAAGAGTTAGTCGAAGCGACTATAACCGGACTTTCATCGAACGGTATAACGCGACAATCCTTAAATCGATCCCTCGCTACCATATCGTCTGTTATCGCACCGTATAAGTATTTTAATATTTTAATGTTCGCCATGTCTTCAATAAGCAATACGTCTGTCACCCCATCTTTAATACCTGAAAACAATAAGCTTTTATCCCCTCTACCGAAAAAGATGCCATCTCGGTACTCCACGTTCCTAACTTGTTTTATAGCATGAAGAAACAGCGATTTCCCTGTTGCTGTTACCAACTCATTTCGATTATCATCCACGACCAAAGGTAAATATGCCTTGCTTCTGTCCTTGTATTTCCGGCAAGCATATCCAAGCACGCAGACCTTCTGAATAAAATTAAAAGCTATTTCTTTCTTTTGTTTTTCATCCAACTCGATTCCTTGTTCCTGGCCTCTCCAGTAGGTATTTCCTGTGTTGTAGACAAATTGAGCAAAGCTGAAATTGTCCCAATTTATCGACAATGTGAACTTATCCAAAGAATCAAACCCTTCATCGTCCGATATCAGGTATTCTTCGGTGTAGCTTACGGTAAACATACAATTCTCATATCTAATATCGTGATCTATCATCTTATCCGACTTCGGATAAAAGTCCACATCCTGTATATACCTTATTCCTAAGTGATTGGAGGTTATTACTATCGCTTTGTTTCTGAAGATGAGTACATCCCTGTATGATGAATACAATGGAACATCTTCTTCATTATCCGAATTTTGTCCAAACTCTTTGATTATTTGTTGTTCAATTTCATCCATTCCTGTTTCTTTTAATCTATAAAGGAATGAATATATTCCTCCTCTTTCTGTTTTTTTCCCAAACGTGAACCATGAGCGTTTTTCAGGCCAAACGTAAAAACGGTCGTTCGGTGCATCAGGGAACGGGCTTTCGGCTTGAAACACTTTTCCTTTTTTTGTGAAAAGGATTCCAGGTATGAACTTTTTGATTGCTCCCAGCAAATCTTGTTCAGCTCTATCGAATGCGATAATTCCTGCCGAATAATTGTTTTTGATTCTTTTTGTTCTCATTTTCAAATGATTTTAATTGTTATATAATTTAAAATGGTAAATCTTTTTTCTCTTCCTCTATCGAATATTGCTTCGGGGCGTTAGCCGGGCGCGGTTCACGACGGGTTTGCGGAAACGCATAGGAGGTTTGTTCCGGAGAGAGGTCGATGGGTTCGACTGTCTTTTCCTGAAAAGCGGTAATAGTTTCTTCATCCAGGTCGCGGGTCTGGATATACCAGAAGAAATCGTCCTTGCCCTCACGCCCCTTGCGGTATTCTCCTCTTTCTCGCTCGCTTTGCGAACGGTAAAGTTCCGAGGGATTGAGTACCCAGTGCTTGTAGTCGCAGAATTTCTGTAATTTTTCTTTCAATGTACCGACTGTGATGCGGTCCTGGACTGTTCGGCTGTAGACTTGCTTGAACTCCTCGAATATGCCGTTACGCCAAATGGGGACGTTTAGCCTGTTCTGCGTTTCCTCATATTCGTCGAAATAGTCGTTCATCCAGTCGAATACGTTCTGAGATATGCCGTTTATCAACATACCCTTTTCCACACGATCCATTATCGGTAGTACACGTTCGTTGATACGCATATAGGTCTGTATGCACTGCGCGAAGAAGTGATATAGTTTGTTCATTTCCTCCGGCGTATAATCAGTCACGATGTTCTTCCCGAACTCCATGTCCGGCTTGCGTGCCGGAATGCCCCGGTTCGGGTCTTCCGGGTGGTAATAGCTGCTAAAGGTCAGGAACCAGGCACGGCGGCGTTTGGACCGGTCGATGTCTGCCGGTTTATGGTTCGAGTTTACTATAGTTATAGGGCTATCCTCGAACGGGATTACTACGATATCCTTGAAACGTTTGCGGACGGTCATGTTCCCCGTGACCGTGTTGAACATCATCTGCAAGGGGAAACCTCTTTGTAGGTCGTCGAACCACACCACATCAGTCTTACCCGGTTCCACATTCTGATAAAGCAAATCTGCATCTTTCTTCGGGTCGATCATCTGCCCATCCCTGTAACACAGGCTGCGAACGCACTGTATAGGGTAGTAGAAGAGCGATTTACCAACACCTCCGTTATGTTCTCCGTTCTTATTGTTTTCATCCTCGACACACATCAGCAGGTAGGCACGACTCATCTCCTTGTATTTACGGCAGGCATAGCCTAACGCGCATACCTTGCTGACAAAGTTTAAGATGGGTTCTTTCTCCTGCTCTTCGGTGAGTTCCATGCCAAGCTCTTTTTCGCGCCAGAAAATCTCACCGGTGTTGTAGACAAATTGGGCATAACTCAGACCGTCCCAATCTTTTTTCAAGCTGAATCGGTCCAACTGCGGGAACGTATCCGTCTCATTAGATGTGATATATTTCTCCGTATATTCAATATAAAACAGGTCTTCCTTCTCCGGTTTGAAATCCGCATCGATTATCTTATCCTTGTACAGATTGAACGGCAACGATTCCAACGGTATCATTTCCATATCGTTCTTTGTGATTCGGAGCGCACCGTTCCGGAAGAAAAGGAAGTCCTGGTCCTTGCAATCGTACGAGAAGTCCAGTTTGATTTCAGAGATGTTCTGGAGACTCTGTCCTTTTACTTGGTTGCTCCGGTTGATCGTGTTCAGGAGCCGTTTGTCGAAATAGGTAGGCGAGTTGGTGATGAACTCGCGGAGTATTTGGTTGACTGTCGCCGAAATTTTCTTTTCACCGATCTCTTCCACAATATTATCGTTTATACGCACGAACTTATATTCATCATCGCTATAGGCGTAACGATGCACACCGTATGCAGTAAGGAAGCGGAACATCTGTTCGTTGTCGATCTCCACGCCTACGACCTTTTCTTCCGTCCTGTCTCCGTCTTTCACCTCCTTTACCTTATCCATCCAGAATTTGAGGGGCAGAGCATTGGTCACCAGGTGGTCAAACCGCTTGAACTTGTCCATATAGAAATAATCCTGGCGGCGTGCGGCGGAGTTATCGCCGGTGTTCCATTTGATGAAGAAGTCTTTCACGTCCTTGCAAGCTCCGTTTGTCTGGCGATACATTTCTTCCGGTAGCATGGCCAATTTGATGTTCATATAGCGCAAGGCCATCCGGTAGGCAAACTTGCGCCCGGTATCATCGAGATCGTATAATACCGTGATGCTTTTGGCTATTTTCCGAAGCTGGAACTCTTTGTACCAGTCCAGTATGTCGGTCTCGCTGTTTAGCCAGCAGACGTTGAATCCGCCATTGAAATATGTGTTGATGGCATCCGACCCACCGGATACGATAACAAGTTCCTTTATCCTCTTTTCCGAATCGATGGCTTCACCACGTTTTGCCATGGATAGCAGGTCTGTTGTCTGTTTGTCGCCGAAAATGAAATTTTTTTCCTTTACACCAAAATAACTGAATCGGTTCCCTTTGGATGCTTTAGGCTGGTATATTTTCCCCCATACGGAGCCGTCCGGACGGGTATAACACCAATATAGGATCGGGAACTCTTCCGTGCTGCATATCCGCCATGAGAAATCATCCCCTTCCTTGGCCGGACGGGTAAAGCTCTTCAGGCTTCGGATAGGAAAGACACGCTTCAGGTCGTCCGACGTGATGGTGTCGCGCTCTTCGAAAGAACCGTCTTCCTTCTTGTAGTTTCGTTTCAGGTTTCCCAATAGGCGCAGTTCTTCAGCAGAGAACGAATCGTTTTCTTCGAACACGTATTCATGCACGGGGGATACCTTTTCTGTTTTTGCACTGAATCCGGTCGATGCAGGATTGTACATCCCTTCCAGTTCCGCTAACGCCTGTCTGCGGTCGCACCCTTTGTAGCGCATGATGAACTGCAACGCGCCGCCACGAGCCTCGATTCCGCCGTAGCAAATCCAGCAGCGTTTTGCCGGCCATACGTAAAAACGGGTGTCTTCTTCGGAAAAGAAGGGGCATTTAGCCTTGTATACTTTACCAGTCTCTGTAAATTCGATGCCAGGACAGTAGTGACGGATGACATCCATCAGATTGTTGTCTGCTCGGTTGATTATCTTTTGTTCGTTGATATAGCTCATTCCAATATTCCTTTCAGATTGATTTCATTGATTGCTCCGTCTCGCAAGCCGCAAGCGAAATCACGTATTTTCTCACTGAAGAAAGCCGTGTTTCCACGGCGTATGCCGAAGTTACGCAGCTGCTTCCCGACTTCTGCTTCCGGCTGGAAGAGAGTACCCCATTCCGACCGATCGCTGTTCTTGTAGCAAAACATGAGGATGGGGTATTGCGATGCTTCCATGATCTTCCAAGAGAAAGCTTTTCCTTTGCGAGCCGGGTTGATATAACTCTTCAAAGCGAATAGGCCTGTTTTCATGGAGTAGATATAGGTATCCGATTCCGTTGCCCCTTGTACACCGCAAAGTTCCAAGTCGTGGGCGGAAAGAGCCCTGTACTCGAACTGCATATACTGTACGGGTGGAACCTTCACCCATTCCGGACGTTTGTTCTTGGGCTGTGCTACCGGAATCCCCACGATGCTCCCCAGACGGCGTACGGCTTCGATATAGGGCAGGTTCTCGTAGCGCATCACGAACCGGAGTGCCCCTCCTCCCTCCCCGCAGCCGAAGCATTTCCAGATGCGCTTTGACGGAGTGATGTAGAAACTGGGCGTGCGCTCCCCGTGAAGGGGGCAGCAGGCGGTGTAGGATATCCCTTGTCGTTGTAGCTTTATGCCGGGGCAAACCGTTTGTATGACACGTAACAGGTCGTTGTCTGCGGCTTCCAATACCCGGTGTATAATTTCTTTTTGTATCATAATGGATGATTTTTATATTGTGTGGCTCCGCAGGGAGTCGAACCCTGCGTACGGGCAACCATCGGACGACAATCAAGTGCCGACAGCCCTGAGCCTGCCACTCGCGCGTGTATCTTTACAGATCAAACGACGGACGGAACTTAACCACTTTCTTGGCAGGTACATCAACTATCGTTCCTGCCAATATGTTGCGTGCCTTACGTGCGGCGCGTTCCTTGATGGCAAACGTTCCGAACCCGCGTGAATAGATCTCTTCCCCTGATTGAAGGGTGTCGATGATTACGTTACGCTCTACGTTGATCACGTGTTCTACTGCACTTTTCTCCATACCTGTGATGGAGGCTACTTTTTCGATTAAATCTTGTTTTGTCATGATGTTTAAAAATTTAAATTCAATTGCCTGTTACTTGCTTCCCAGTCTTCTATGGTATAGCTCATCACATTATTCAAATTTGATTTAGCCTTTTCCATTTTATTCTTCGCTTCCTTGAAGTCTTGTTGGAGTGACTGATATTCTTTTATCATTCGCTCCATTAGTTCCTGTTTTTGCTTCAAGAATGTTTTTGGAGCGGTGAAATGGTCGTACAGGACTTTGTAGCATTCCTGTTTGTAACGTATCAATGCTTCTTGTGCATCAGGATTTACTTTTGAAGTATCAATGGAAAATATCCATCCGAATACATATAGGGGATAGAGAACATTTCATATGTCTTTCCATCCTTTCCAGTTGCGTGTATGATACACGCAACTGGGCTTAATATCACATCCCGTTCTATACGCTGTTTTTGCCCATTCGGATCAATACCCAAGGCCTCGTATATCGGGCGGATAGGTACCATTTGTTCATCACTTGTGGATACGATGTCCACGTTGTTCACTCTTGCGATTAGTTTTGTTTCCATGTATCATAATTCGTTGCTATTTTGTATTTTATTTTCTTTTTCTTATAATCACCTCGAAATCGTCCGCCATAACCGCCGGTTGTTCCTGTGTCAAAGCCCTCACGAATATATTAAGAGCTTTGTGTTGGTAACGGGACAAGGCTAGGAGGTGGTATGCGCCATTTTCATCAGTGTAGATAAGACCGACATCGCCGGAGAGATGCGTAGTTGATGTTCATTTTTTTAGTTGTTAGTAAATACATGGATGAATTTCCCTTCAATATCTTTCATTGTCTTACATGGACATGTCCCTGCTCGATAATGGTGGCATTTTGTGTTGCATTCCTCTGTGCATACTCTACCTATTATCTTATAAGGAATTTTGTTCTCGATCAGTGACTCTAATCCATCGCTGTTATTCAATACGTGAATTTGGTCACGGATGTTTATTGCTAAATATTTCATATTTTTCGTGATATGAACTATTCTAAGCTTAAAACTTGGTCTACTGTGTATTCTTCATGACCAATGTCATCAAAGGCACATTTGTGATAAACACCACCGAAAAGAACGTTTCCAACAATAAAACCATAGACAGGGTCGCCTTCGTCATAGAGATAGTAAAAACCTATTGCTTCAAGATGTTTCTTTACTTTGTCCTGCTCTTCAACATTCTTAATTCGCACTTTGAAATATAAATCATGAATGCGAGATATATCTTCTTTTGTTATTACTAACTGTTTCATGTCTTATTTCTTTATCTTGTTATCACAATGCTTCTTTTCCCAAATACAAGCACTTTTAGCAACGCTAGTATTACTTTTACCAAATCTTTCTTGGTCATTATAGACACATCACCAGTATTAATTATCGAACAAGGAGCAATTTCTTTGGTCACTATTTTATAATAACCAGATAGATTCTTGAATACCAATATTTTACTTTCAAATCTTTTCATTTCTTTTTAGTGTTGAATTAATAATCGTCATCATATAGATATGTATCTATACGATCTACATCTTCGATATCTATTTCCACTCTCGTTTTCGTGTATAGCAAATTGAAGACAAGAGCCTCAAAGTCAGATATTCGACCGAAGTTTATTTCCTTACCAAAGTCTTTGTAGCCAATTCTTGCAGATGATATATATCCAATCTTGTTACTACTTCCATTTTCATAATGTATGGTGAAACTAAAATTTTCATGTTCCGAAGTCCGATGAGAATTAGGTTTTTTAAGTTCAACATCAATCCAGTAGTTATATTCTGTATTAAAGGAAATATCGAACTTCTCCCAATCTCTTCGCTCTTCTTCATCAAGTTTATCAAAAAGCCACTCTTTGTACTTTTCAATAAGCTGGGATAATTTGATGTCTTTCGGAGCATCAAGATAAATCCGTTTAAAGTCCGCTTCTATTTTATCTCCTATATCCTTCTTAACATGGGAGGAGAAAGCCTTATTAAGACGTGATACCAAGAAGTTTTTATAGGCATCTACATTCACCCCTTTTGCAACTTCTCCTAATACGCTTTCAATATTTTTCTCTATTGTAGAGCGGAACTGATAGTCTTGGCACGCGGAGTCAATTGCCGAATAAATGCTTTTTTCGACACCTTCTTCAATTCTCTTACGGATTTCTCCGCTTTCGTGCATCGACTGTATTTTTGCCGATGCTATTTCATTGATATTTAATTCCATGATTCATCTTTTTTTAAATTATAAATTGTAACTGCAATATCTACAACTGCCTCCAACAGCAAGTATACATGCTGTTGATGTTTCATAAGGGCATCCCTCCGGCTTGGAAATATCAAACTCTAATTTTTCATCTTCAACAAAGGGAATAAGCCCCGTGAATGCATGTTCACTGCCAGCATTATTGCAGCATCCGAAATGCTCAAATAATTGCCATAAGAGACAGGTATATGTATCACCTGACTTATAATCTGTTTTGAAATAGATACTTTTGAATTTCATTTTCAGAAACGTATTATTTTCATTCAGTACTTTTGCACCTTCTTCTGTCAATATGACTTGCACTTTATCGTTTAATTCCATAAAGCTCATTTATTTTTAGAATTGAATTAAAAAGGTTCGCAACTTTCGGAACATCCATTTGAGATGTCCAGATCATCAATAAATGATGTCTGCATTTCATGTATGACAATCTTGCTTTCGTCTTCAGACATCACAAAATCCAATTTTGACAGATTCACTAAGTCTTTGATACTTCTATTCTTTCGATAGAATCGAATAGGTGTTTTTTCGCAAGTTCTACCTTCTGGAATAAATTCAGAGTATTTGTCTTCCATTTCTTCCCACCATACGGTGCGATCCGGAATCTCACGACATAGAGTAAGGAGTTTACGGTCTGATTTCTTATAGCAAAGATCACAGTTCCCTTCATAACTTTTCAGCCTAAGATCAAACTCTTGTCTTATCCAAAATTCGTTGACGGTGTATTTCGTTGATGGAAACATCGTTATCAATGGGTAGATGTACCTTAGCTTTTTACGCTTTGGATTGATCCGGTCAATCTCGTCACTGCGTATGCCTATCGCCGTGTAGTAGTTCTTCCAACCAAGTTGATCCCGAACATAAGATGTGATTGCGTTAGTCTTTAGTTCGCGTGTGCAGTGAAGAAATGAAGTATTGGGTATACCATATTTTTTAATCATTTCTTCAAATACCCTGCCGGATCTATCCGCTGAATGGTAATCCACGACCTTAGCACGGGTTCCTTCTCCACGAACCGGGTTTATCACAGCTTCTATCCATATAGTATCAAATCCAAACCTAATATCGCATTCATGGACGAAATCAAGGGTTTCTTCCCTTTCTTTTCCGGTGTTAGCGAATACCACAGCTATATCATAGATGCTCCTGTCTAAGCTATCCAATAACATCTTAGTCATGTATGCGCTGGTTCTACCACCGGAAAAGGATATTACTAACTTCTTTTTCATTTTAGCTCACATTTTTTTAATGTTGAAAGATTCCAACTTCTTTTCTCAATCTATTCTCTGCTATTTTCACGTAATCAGGATTCAGCTCAAAACCAATATAATTACGATTTAATTTTCTGGCAACGACAGCTGTAGTCCCGGCACCCATGAAGGGATCAAGAACAATACCGTTTTCTGGACAACCGGCTTTAATGCAGTCCACAATCAGCTTAGGAGGAAAAACAGCAAAATGACCACCTCTAAAAGGTTGAGTTGCTACAGTCCAAACCGATCGCTTATTCCTCATTTCATAATCATTTGTAGTCAATCCATGCATTTTTGATCTTCCTGGAGTATTATTCATCTTTGTATTATCTCGATCCCTTATTGATGTATCAAATGTTGTAGAAGGCTCTTTTATAGACTCATTATCAAAATAATACTTTCTTGATTTACTCAGCAAAAATATATACTCATGGGCCTTGGTGCATCTATCTTTCACAGACTCAGGCATAACACTTGGTTTTGCCCAAATAATATCCTGACGTAGATACCACCCATCGGCACGTAAAGCAAATGCAAGCATCCAAGGGATACCTATCAAATCTTTAGGCTTACAGTTTGTGCATTGTTTTACTAATGTTGCCTTACTAAGTGTCCCCCGGTTTGTCCCCTGCTTATAATTCATTGCATTGTCTGGAAACTGTGCAGCTCCTTTCATTGATCCGGCGTACGAGTCGCCTATATTAACCCAAAGAGTACCATCATTCGTTAACACCCGTCGAACTTCCCGGAACACTTCAACCAACTTCCCAATATATTCTTCCGGTGTAGCTTCAAGCCCTATCTGTTCATCATTTCCATAATCACGCAAACCGTAATATGGAGGTGATGTAATACAGCAGTTTACGCTATTGTCCGATAGACATTTTAGTCCTAATCGACATTCCGAGTTATATATTACATTTACATCCATTATGCTCATATTCTTTTTAAAGTTTATTTATTATATTATTACCCATTTCCTTCCATTCATCACTCATGCTTATACACAATCCTATGATAGTTATTGATAAAAATAGCGTAGTGATAAGCCATAACAGAAAGCAGATAAAGACACATGCATATCTCATAATTTTTTAGTTGTTAATCAATTTTACTGCAATAATGTCCTCACAATCAATATAGTGCATTATGGATTTCCCATTGTCGTCTGCTGCCATTATTTCAACACAGGTAGAGCAAGAATTAAATGCACCTTCGATCGTTATGCCGGTCAATTTTCGGAATAATCCAAAAAATTTCTTTGGTCTGAGAATCCTTACACGGATAAGGCTATTCCAAACTATACCTTCTTTTTTGCAAATAGATATAAATTTATCTACTGTCATATCTCACTTATTATTAATCATTAAACTTAAATTCATCGTTATATCCCATCTCCTTTAAGCGGATATTGAACTCTTCGACCGAATCATTGTTAGGCATGAATCGTTCAAGAACTTCGCTAAAAGGATGTAAATAGTTTTCTAAAATATCATTTGCCTCTTCTTCTCCACGCTTCTCTCCGAATCGGTCTTTACATAATTTCACATAATCATCTCGTGTCATATTGTAGTGAGTAACAGTATCAACAACAGTGCTGAATCTACAATATAAGCCATTAGGCTGCTTAGATATAAATGCTCCCATACTTCAGCTCTTTTTATATTGCTTTTCTATTTTAATCACAAGAGTACTGTTACTATATTTTTCAGCTGGAATGACTTCAAACGACCATGATTCTAAAGCTAGTATAGAACGAATCATTTCGAGAAATTCTTTTTGAAGTTGCTCATTGGTTCTTAGATGAACCGAAACAATAAAATGTTCGGAGTATTCTTTTGTGATTGCATCTTTAAAACCAACATAAGTTTTTAGGAACTTTTCAACTTTAAAGATAGACTTAGGGTAAGCAGGAAGAGGAATGTTCTCGTCTTTCTCTTCGTCGAAATCGTAGCAATCGGGACAATAATGCTTCCCTTTGTACTCTATCCAATCTGAATTTTCAGCATCCTCCCATACAGAATCTGAATCAACTTGGCCTATAAATCCTTCCGGACTCTCAAACATTTCTTTGCAACGATCGCATTGCAGAGTATAAAATATTGTTGGTGTTATCATATCTCACTTATTTTTAGCTGTTAGTTATCTTCCACTATAATATTCTCTATTCTTTCATGCCTAGGATTACTGCCTTTTTTCAGGTCTGAATATATTCTCTGGGCTATCTTATCATTGCAGATAGTATTCTTTTCCCCGTAATCATACGATATGATAATTGTTATCTTTTTTTGCTTCATGATTTTTTAATCTTGAATTGTTTCTATTGCTTTAAATATCTCATACATCACCTGTGGGACTATAGCGTTTCCGTACCCTTTGATTGATCCGGTACACCAAGCTGTGAGAGAAATGGTAAGACGCACCACATCAAAGGGAAGCCCATCATTTCCTCGACAAACAGGGGATTGAGTCGGGAAGTTGGACCAAGTTCTCTCGCAATATAGGTTTGCAGGTTCGGTGAACCCGTTCCATGTTCGCATGGAGTCTTCCAGCTGTTCGCTGTGGGTGTAGGTAACATTCCGTTCATAGCCAATGCTGTTAATGCTGTTCCCATCTGACTGTTCGGATTGTATTTCTTGCTGTATTTGTCCGCCTCCCTTGCATTCGGAGTTGGTAACAAGCTCAGATTGATAAATTCCGTTTTCCCCTGCGAATTGCACACCTTCAGACCCTGCGTCTGCACGGTAGGTAATAAAGAAGATCCTGTCCCTTCTGTGTGGCGCACCGACGGCGCAAGCTGGAATAACAATCGGCTGGACGGAATATCCTTCTTGTTCAAGACTTCGACAGACGGACTCGACAACATATTCTTGTTCGAGTAACGTTTCTTTGTCAGTCTCTTCAAAAAGAGAGGCTTGATGTTCCACTTCAGTTTCACAGCCGGGTTGTACCATGCTAATGATTCCACCAACGTTTTCGCCAATAATCCAAGTCGGTCGTATCTCTCGTATTGCGCGAAGCATTTCCGGCCAGAGATAGCGGTCATCTGCCGATCCTTTTCGCTGTCCGGCAACACTGAATGGCTGACAAGGGAAGCCTCCGGTGAGAACGTCGATCTTTCCTCGCCACTCTGTAAAGTCTGTTTCTTTGATGTTTCCATATCCTTTTGATTTCGGGAACCAATAACTTAATACTGTCCGGGGAAAGTCGTCTATCTCACACCAGAAAGCATTATCCCAGCCCATCCAGGTAGCAGCGAGATCGGCAGCTCCGAAACCGGAGAATAGAGAGGCGTGTACTTTTCCCATTTGATTCAGTTCTTTTTAGTATTGAATTATTTACCTTCTGAAAACTTCTTCCCACAAAATGGGCAGAAAGGATAAGCGATAGATATAGTACTTTCTTTTTTATTGAATGTACCATCTTTTTTCTTATTCCGATATGTTGCCTCTATTACTGGCTTCTTTTCAAAAGACGGCATGGCGTACATATAATTTAAAGATGCTTCCGGATCACCAGTCTTTTCTTTCAAATTCGCTTCTACTTTATCAAAACAGTCACACATATTTCACTACGCTTGCCTATACAGCATTAGGTTTAAGTTTTTTTAATTCAGAATTAATATTTCTCTCCACTGAATACCTATATAAGCTGGGTTTTCATCTGGGCAATACCAAGCCAAAAACCATTTGTCGCCTCTTTGGGCTTTCCACATCTTACCTTCGTATGTTCCTGACGGGAAAGTAAGGGAGTATTCCATCAACCCTTTAAATGTTTGTTCACTCATCAGGGCATGCGTTTCGTCTAATTCAATATACCGTCTGTGCGGCTGTTTCCAATGTACCCCCAACGGGTCAGTGATTGGGGGAATTATATGTTCTCCGTTCATATTCGTTATTTTTTAGATTTTCTCCATGAATTTCTTCATGTACTCACAATTCATATCACACACCTTTGTTTTCCACTCCATACGATGAGAGTAGTTTCCGCATTCATACCGAGTATGTACTTTGTAGGATGGACAGAGGTTTCTATACACCTCAATAGTCCGTTGTCTTTTCCATTCGGCTCCACATTGAAAATCTTCCATGCTGTCAGAATGGCGAGATACATAATTATCAGCATCAACTTCCTTCAATACATCTTTCCTGAATTTAGTCTTATGTGTTGCGTAATCATACGCTGCCTCCGTTACTTGACTCATGATTTTTTAATTATGCGCTATTGATTATATTATCAATTTATATCTTCTGATAAAAGAGTGAGACCTATAATTGATCCTATAAGAAGTGCCAAAGTCCAATGGAGAAGGTATAGCCAGTACAATATGATACTGACAATAGCAAAACAACATACGCCTCTCAGTATATATATTATTGCCTTCTTCATCTCTTTTTTTTCTGAAACTCCTTAATGCATCCTAGAAGTCCTATTATTTTAAGGAATGGCATTCTCCTGCATTCCCCTCTCATATATACATAAAGAGTGTTGTCTCCCATCCCTGCTTCGTTCATGAACTCCATGAACGATTTTCTTTTTTTCATATCCTCCTTGGTGCCATCCCAAAAGGACATGATTTCTTTTCTCATCTGCTCCTTTTTTTCCTCCATTTTTGTATTATTTATTATTATATTTGTGATTGCAAATATATGGATCATTGAACTAATATTGAACCAATATTAAACTTTTCTTGAATTAAAAAAAGTTAAACATCTATGACAGAGTATTATATCTTCAACGCTGATCAATTTGGTCGCGACATGCAGGAACTCATGGGGGGGCGATACATCAGTATTCTTGCCGACATAACAGGCACAAGTTATAATGGAGCCCTTAGATGGTGCAAACAGGAAAAAGCGACTAAGAATGGTCCCAATAAAGACCGTCAAATGCTTATTTCCGAATTTTTGAAAAAAAATTATTCCGTAGATATCAAATGGAATGATTATCTGATAAAGAATACCTCCATCGACCAGTCTTCTGAATCCAGAAAAGATCTTTTGAAAAAGATAGAGGACCTTTCCGGAAAAATAAAAGCCCTGGAAAAGGAACTAGAGGCGGAAAGAGAAAAAAATTTAGCTTTAAGAATTGAGTTGTGTGGAAAACAAAATGTAACTATCTGAAAGTTAACAAATAAAAATGGAGGATAATTCTATACTAAAATCACAATCGGAACTGGTTCGGAACTATTTATACGTTTCAGAACTGTTCTGTTTGAATATAACTTATTGATTGTCAAACAAAGCACATTTCTTAATAGAAGGGGTATAAGTCCCCCCGCTTCCGCTCCAAAGGCTGTTAGTCGAAAGATTGACAGCCTTTGTTGTTTTACCCCCTAAAACGAACCTGCCATTGAGGAAAATTTCATCACATTTCCCCAATTCCACATCCCCATTCTACAGTCTGGCACAATCACGAATACGCAATACTGTTTGATTATCAACACACAAGCAATCATACCATCCGTTTGGCACACGAATTGAATTACATTAAGCGTATTAGTAATAAAAGATTGTTGAATTAAAAAAATTAAGATCATGAAAAAGGTATTAGTAGTAATGGCAATGGTTATGGGTGTTGGTTGTATGAGTGCTATCGCAGCAGAAACAAGTGTTGATTCAGTAGCTTGCTGTCAGTCTACTCAGGATGAGTACACAAAGGTTGAAGTGGCAGATGTTCCCGAAGTAGTGAAAACAGCAGTTGAAAAAGCCTATGCAGGCCAGACCATCAAAGAAGCCTCTGTAGCAGAAAAAGACGGAGCCAAGACTTATAAACTTGTTATCGCTACAGCCGAAGGTACGGAAAGCACAGTTACCTTCAATGACAAAGGCGAAGAAGTAAAATAAAATTTAATAACAACAGTTATGTCGGTTAAGACAAACGTCCGGATGTCCCCAGGGAAGTCCGGACGTTTTGTTGTTTTTAGCTCTCATGTTTTTCAGCCCATTCAAATATAACCGGACTCTGCACATCCACACCGAACTCCGCCGCTTTTTGCAGGATACGGTAAGCCAGCAACGGCTTCTTATCCTCGGGTGCATATCTGAAATAAGATTCGGCAGCCCTTACATGGGCCGCATCGGGCATAGGAAACTCACGGGTTTCCGGAAGGCCAAAATCAGAGGAAGGAAGTTCCTTGCGTTCTTCTGTCGTCAACTTGTCACTAAACCTGTTTACCAT